TTCCGCGTTGCCAACGGCCAGTTGCTGCGCCGACCGCCACTCGACCATTGCCTGCGCGGTCTTATCGCCTATGCCATGGATCTGCACGAGGCCCGCCAGCAACGCACCATTGTGAACAGACCACGATGTCTGGCTGCGCTCAGGGTTGGGTGGGAGGATTTCAATGCCCTTGGTCGCCGCCTCCTTAAGAAGGTCGAAGCCCTTCTCCCCCGGCTTGCATTCATACTTCTGCAATGCCGCACAGTAGAACTCCAGCGGGTAGTACACCTTGAGCCACATTGTCCAGTAGGCGAGCTTGCCGTACGAGACGCAGTGCGCGGAGTTGAAGGCGTACGCGCCAGCCGTCACCAGTTGCTTCCATATCTTGCCCGCGAACAGTTCCTTGACACCGTTCTGCTTGCAGCCATCCATGAACAGCTCGCGCATGCGGTTGAATGCCTGCTCTCCTTGCTTCTTGGAGATCAGCTTGCGAATCTGCGCGGCTTGCTCCCACGTGAAATTACCGAGCCTGCGCACCACTTGCAGGATCTGCTCCTGGTAAACGATCTGGTAGTTAGTCCACTTGGTGATGTCGTCAACTACCGCGTGCAGGTGCTCCGCCTTCTTGCGGCCATGTTTGACCTGAATGTACTCGGCCGCTGCCCCACTGTGTAACGGACCCGGGCGGCTGAGCGCGTTGATGTCGCATATCTCTTCGAAGTTGTCCGGCTTAACTTCGCGGTTCACGGAGCGCATTGCCCTGCCGTCGAACTGGAATATGCCGACGACCTCGTTGCGCTTGAACGCGTCGTACACCGCCTCATCATCAGTTGGCAGTTCGTACAGTTCCTCTAGGTCCATGTTCACCATGCGCAGGCACCGCGCGATGACGTTCATTGTGGTCAGTCCCAGCGCGTCAATCTTCAGCGCGTTCAGGTGGTCCGCGTCATACTTGTCGAAGCTGACCACGTTACGCATCAGCCCAGTCTTGCTGTCTTCTCGGGTGTACACCGCTGCGCCTTCGGTCAGCGGCTGGTTGGCCACCACGAGGCCAGCCGCGTGCACGCTGAACGTCTTGAGGGATCCCTCAAGGATTTGTGCCCGGCGCAGCTCCGGGAATTCATTCATGATGGAGGCCACCTTCGGGAACATGGCCACACTGTCCTCAATGGTGCTGTTACCCCGCAGGTCGCCCGACGACCGCTCGATGATCATCTCTTTGACGGTCTTGACCGCGTACTCCGGGATGCGGTACACCCGGGCAATGTCGTCGAGGCTGTTCTTGCCCTTGTAATTCGTATACGTCGCGATGTTGCCAACCTGTGCTTCCCCGTACGTATCAACGAGGTACTGCCGAATGCGCCAGCGCTCCTCATCGTCAAAGTCCAGGTCAATGTCCGGCAGGTCGTGGCGGTTGGCGTCTATGAACCTCTCGAATAGCAGGGTGGGGTGGTGCATCGGGTTCACTTCTGTGATCCGAATGAGATAGCACACCAACGAGGCTGCGGCCGAACCACGGGCGGGTCCAACCGCGATGCCGCTGTTCTTGGCGTAGCGCACCAGATCGCTCACGACCAGGAAGTAGTCAGCGAAGCCCTTCGGTATGATCAAGTTCATCTCGTACTTGATCTGCCGGACCGCCCGGTCCTGTTCCTTGTCCGACAAGTTGCCGAAGCCTCGGTACTTCCAGCCGCGCCGAACCCAGTCCCACAACAGCTCGCCGGACGGTACGTCACCCGGGTACTTCAGCTCCTGGAACTTAGGAATAGTGACGTTGCACCGGTCTGCGATATCGATGGTGGACTGCATGGCCTCGTCGGCCGCGTATTGGTCCAGCCCCGTGCGCAGTAGGTCCCGGCGAATGTCCTTCACGGGACGGGGTGCCAACACGATGTCGTATTCCCAGCTCTGTGACTGCGCCTCAACGGTGTTGCCCTTGCCGCCACGTCCGATGGCGTGCAGCACCGGGTACATGTCCTTCAGCTTCGGGTCCGGGTAGTGGCAGTCAAGCGTGGCCACCAACGGGATGTCCATGCGCTCGCCGAGCTCGCTCAGCATGCCGTTGTAGAACCGCTGGCGCTTGAGCTGCGGATGCGGCATCACTTCCAGGTAGTACCGGTCTGGGAAGGTGTCTGCGAACCATCCCGCCACCCGCTGCGCCGCAGCCATGTCCGCTCGGTCGCGTTCGGGGCTCAGCTTGCCGCCTATGGCCTTGTCTGCCAGTAGCCCGCCCATGCACCCACTCAGTACGATCAGGCCCTCAGAATGGCGCTCAAGCATGTCGCTTGTGGCCGTGGGCTTGTACTTGAAGTTGCGCCACGTTTCGCTCACGAGCTGGTTCAGGTTGCGGAAGCCGGTCTCGTCTTGCGCCAGCACCGTCAGGTGATGCTTGATCTGCCCGCGCTCGTCCCCGCTGTCGCAGTACAGCTCCACGCCGAACCCGGACTTGATGCCCTCAGCCTGGCAGGCACGCTCCAACTTCACCCACCCGCTCACGTTGCCGTGGTCCGTGAGAAAGGCTGCGGGGTAACCGAGGGCGGCCACTGCCTTCACGTGCTCTTCGACGGGCCGGAACCCGTCGAGATAGCTGTTGGTAGCGTGGTGATGCAGGTTGACGAACTGTCTCAAGTGAACCCTCCAAAGGGAAGGACGAGGGGCTCGCACACGTAGCCGCAGGCTGGGGGAAAGCGGCCTCGGTGCGATAGCCCCTCGTCCGGGTCATCAACTCTGCCGCTCGGTAACCCTACGCGGTCCGCTGCCCTGGCCAGCCTTGCGTCGTGGCGTCGGAGACGGGGTGGGCTGCTCCTCGCCTGGCACCGGGATGTCCGTCAGCGTCACATCGTCTGCCACTACCCGCGCCATGGCAGGCGCGCTGCCCTCTGGTGCCTGCTTATGAGCGCTCCACAGCGCCTCCATGTGCGCGCGGGTGAGCAGGGGATTGCCGTGGGCCAGCCGGAATTGCTCCAGCTCGTGGTCATACGGCTCGCCGATGGGCTTGGCATCAACGCCCTCGCCCCATTCGACACCGTCGTCCATGTTGATGATGGCGAACACGCACGTGTTCACAATGTCCAGGAGCGTCTCGCGCGGGTGCTCCTTGCTGCCGTTCAGCAGTACGGATTGCCGCCACAGCAACGAACGAATGCGCTTGGCCTTCTCCAGCACGCGGCTCACGTTGCCACGCCATCCCTGGTCTCTCCAGGAGTCCTGGTAGCTGGCGTTCTTCATGGCGAACACGTCCGCCGCCTCACGCAGGATCGCTGCGTGCCTTGCCTGGCTGTTGCTCACTTGAATCCTTTCAACTCCGGGTTGTGTGCGTCCCGGTCAGCTTCGTCAGCTGAACCGGGGTCCTCGGGCTGCGGCGAGGGCAGGGGGTCGTGCTCCACGCTCTCCCAGCACCCGTCCGCGTATTCAGCGATCACGAACTGCGGGTTGCCGTCGTGCTCTTGGTATATCTGAAGTGTCTTGTCCTCCCCCGCGTACCAGTCGTTCGCGTCCGGGAACACGCGCTCCGTATGCCCGTACTGGTAGCAGACCTTGACGCCCATCACACGTTCCTTTCTGCGCGCCATTCGTGAATGGCCTTCACGAAGTATTCCGAAGCCTGCCCGAGGTCGTAGAGCCGCAGGCAGGCACCGTCTTGATTGTAGGGCCTGTCCATCAGATAGGCGGGCATCCCGACGCGGTCCGCTGCCGCGCATTGTTCCGGCTCGTCGTCAAGCACACCAACCACCCGACCTATGCCTACCAGCTTGCCGAGGTCGTGGTACTTCTTCGGGCCGAATAGGACACCGTCGTACTTGATTCGGTTGTTGCGCAACCAGAAGCGCGTGTCCGGGTCGATGTTGTCTAGGCGCAGCCACGGCCGTGTCGTGCACACCCACACTTCAGCCCCTGCCTGGCGCGCTGCCCACGTGAGCTCGGCTGCCCCTGGCCGCATTGGCATGCTGCGCTTCAAGTGCCCCTGGCGGTAGCCCAGCTTCATCTGTCGGTAGGTTGCTTTGCTTACCCCGAAACACTTCCAGTACGGGGCGCTGCCGTCCCAGTGGCGTATGACGGGGCGCTGCAAGTAGTTCTCCGCGTACTCGGCGAAGTGCTCGTGATACTCGCCTACCGTTCCGTCAATGTCCAACCCAACAACTGGCCGGAGAACTTGCCCTGGCGCACCGTACATCGCCTTTCGCGGGGCCAGCCTATCTCTCACCACTCTTCCTCCGGGCCTTCGTCCTCTTCGGCTGGCGCGCAACACATTGCTATCCAGTTGGGGGATTGTTCGGGGCAGCGGTCCAGTCCGTTCTTCTTACGGATGGCACAGCCCGGGTCATAGTGCGTGCGGCACTTCGCGCACTTGCCGCCATACCGCGCTTCGCGCCAGCCTGGCAGCGCCAGCACCCGCTCAACCTCGAGGGCGTGCTCCTTACGGCCGAGATCTTCAGCCCCGTTGCACAGCGAGCAGAACCGGCGAGTGAGCTCGTGAATGCACTGCCCGTCCAGGTCCTCGGTTGCCGTGGTCACGCGAACTCCTTCACCTTGTTGGCGGTCGCCTGATATGCCTGATGTGACAGTACGCCCTTCTGCCACCTGCCATAGCGACCCACGCGGAGAATGGAGGGCATGCAGTCGCAGTCCGTACTCAGCGGCTTGTAGAACTCGGCTACGCCCTGAATGGGTGGCTTGCGCTTGTGTCCCGGCCATTCGATTGTGCTGTAACCGAAGACGTTGCACATGCGGTACCACGAGGCATCCTTGGTGCCGTCGCACCACACCGTGAACGGCGGGATGGTGTACCCGTAGTCCGCGACGTGCTGGCCGTATTCCGGCGCGTCACCGAGTGCCCAGCACTTGACGGAGGTGAAGGCATGTCGGTCGCCCGCCTGGCACAGCACGGGGGCGGGCAGACTGCTGATGCAAGCGTCCGGCATGAAGTCGCCCAGCATCAACACGATGTCCTCGGGCGTCACCTTGGCGTCGACGATCCTGTCCTCATAGCGGTTCCACAGCGTCGCGTATGTCTGCCGTAGGTCCCACGCCAGATGACTGCCCGCGTACTGCTGCGGGGAAACGGGAGGGGTGAGGCTGCCGTACACCTTGCGCCGGTATTCCTCCGTGGTGCCGTTCAGTTCATAGTGAACAGTGTCGCCGCCGCTGTCCAGTGTGATGCCGGGGATTGGCTCGTGCAGGTACTGGCATCCGTACAATTGAGACGGACGCTTGACGCTCACGATCTTAACCTCCGCCCCGTACTCGCGCTCCGCAGCATAGGCACTGATCAGGCCAGCCGGACCGCAGCCCAGCACCACCACCCGCGCGCTCATAGCTGCCCTTCTGCGAGAAAGGAACGTGCCTCTGCGGTGGTCATCTTGACCATGATAGGAACGTTCTCCGAGATGTGGTCTGGCAGCATCACCAACAGGGCAGCCCGAATGTCCGCGTACGTCTTGTCCAGTACCTCTATGGCCTGCGTGATGTTGCGCGGACCGCCTGGCCCCCAGACCTCCTCGGGCTCACGATCACGCTCAACCCTCATCGTGTCGGTGCCGCTCTGCCAGGAGACTTCAATTTCGCACTTCATGCGTATTGCCTTTCTTTGGGCCATATGACGGGCAACTCGAGCGGTGTAGTTGGTGGCATGCGCTGCGCGTAATGAGTCGGGTTCACACGAATCAGATGGCTGCGCTGCGCTAGGTGAAAGTCCGGTGTGCCGTACCACCACGGCGGGACCGGTGCCAGCGGCCAGCCTTCGCGGCTCAGAGCCACGTGGGCACGTATGACACGCGGTTCGGGGTTGTGCCCTCGGTGAACCGTCTCCCGCTCCGCAGCGGCCACGTAGGCCAGCAGTGCGGCAGGGTGCTCGCCCCACATACGCGCGTTGCGCCAGCTCAGGTCTCCCCGGTAGATGTTGCGCAGGCAGTCCAGCCCCTCGAACACCACTTCGAATACGTGCTCGTCGGTGAGTACTTCCAGGTTCGCTTTCGTGCTTGCGAAGGGCAGCCAGATCATTCCCTGTCCAGCTCCTTGACAACCTTGGTGAGAATAGGCTCGGCGCGAATGTAGCCCTTGCCAAGCCTGCGAATGACGCGCCACATCTGTAGTTGGCGTACCACCTCCTGCGCTTCAATGCGGCTCATGCCGCCGAACTCCTCGAAGTCCCGGAGCTTGAAGGGACCGCTGATGCACTGCACCAGCGTCTGGAGAGCTTCCTCATTGGCCGCCAGGTATTGTCGTACGGCCTTCTCGTTCTTTTCAGCTTGTGCCCGCTCGTGAATGACCGTCTTGCTGTGGTCCCGGTATCCGAACGAGTCCATGCCGTAGAAGGAGTTCAGGAGCTTTTCGGCAGCTTCAACGTGTTCATAGTCGACGACGAGTAGTTCACCGGTTTCATCGGTGGAGAAAAGTCGACCAGCAACCGCAACCGCCAACCGCGCCAACTTAACTCGAACGTTCTCCGCTTGCACCAGGGGAGGATCTGGGACGTACTTTCTACCCAGCTCTTGCGCCCGATCCAGAACATAATTCTCAACTCCAGCTTCCCAGACGACCTGGTCCTGCCTGCGCGACCATACCCAGTTGATGAGCTGGCTGCACAGGTGCGAAGTGTACCGATGCCGTACGCGCGGTGGCTTGCGGCTGTTGATCTCCTCCGCCTTAACGTCATCGCTGGCCACTGCCAACGCGAAGTCAAAGCGGGCAATGTCTTCTGGGTTCTTGGCGAGACCCTTCACCGCGTCCATGGCACCGTTGGTGTAGCTGGCAATGGTGACGCCCTCAACCGGATTGGCAACGTAGATCAACCTAGTGCGGGCAGCCGTCTCGCTGCTCACGATCTTGTTCACTTGGGCTATTCCAGATGAACGGACACTTGACATCTGCTCGAGTATGCCCTTGTCCGCAATGCCACCGAATTCGTCGAGAACAACCAGCCTGCGGTCGTTGAGCGGCACCACACCCCAGCTGATGATCCAGCTGCCGGACATCTGTTGCACGCCACCGATGAGCCCGGCGAAGGTAGCCCCCTCGCACGTGGTCAGGACCCCAGCGCGGTAGTGATGGCATAGCCGTTTGGCGGCCTCGCTCTTGCCGGTACGCGTGTCCCCGATGACCAAGAGCTCCAGCCAGCCCTTGCCGACGTCTTGGCCCTTTAGCCGGAAGTCCAGCACGCTGTGCCACACCAGATCGTAAGCGATGTGCAGCGCGGGGCGGTGGTAGATCTTGGTTACGTTGGCCTCGAGGTCCGCAACGATCTCTTTCATCTTGTCGATGCAGGACTGCTCCTCGTTGGGCCAAAAGGCTTCCGCCAGATCCCGGTACACCGCATCGGTCATTGTGAACTGATCGATGTTGGCAGTGCTTTCCTCGCTGCACCAGGACTGCAGGATGCTGCGCCCTGTCTCGGTGTCCATGGTGTTCATGCCCGTGAACTTCACCTTGACGTTCGTCGGCGTGCGGTATTGGCCCACATTGAACAGACGTCTGTTCAGATTGGTCACACTGCCGTACGACTCGTCGGCGGGCGGAATCAGGACCATTTCCTCAACCGAGTACCGCTCGGTTTCCTCAACCTCTACGTCGGGGCAGGTGGTCGGTATCTTGACGTGCTTCAACAACACCTTCTGGCGCGCGGCCACGTTCTTGTTCAACGACTCCAGCACAACCGGGTCGTGCTCTGGAATGTCAATCTCTAGGTGGTTACGACCGCTGATCGGGCACCGCGCGCAGCGGGATCCACCGCCCTCGTTGCAGTTGAACTCGACACGCTTCGGGCCGATGTACGGCGGCTGAACCTTGCCCGCAATGGTGGCGCTGAACGTGATGGGCTTCTCTGTGATCTTGGCGTCCATCGTGTCTTCTAGGCTGACTTGCTGCGGGGGCTGGCTGCGGAGCCCGGCGAGATGGGAGGTTCGGTTCGCGTTCTCACCAGCCACCTTCATCAGTGTGTAGAAGTCACTTGCGGTGTAACCCTGATCCACGAAGTAGTTCGTCAGGTCATCGCCGTTGCCCTTGAGCGGCAAGGCGATGATGTGGATTTCCTTGGCGAACAACTCGAGGCTGCGTGCCACCCGTCTTGCGCCGCGCCTGCCCGCGTCATCGCAGTCGTAACAGATGAACACGATCTTGCCCTCAAACCGCTCGTTCCAGCGCTCGTCCCAAGCACTGGCCCCCGCCGTATGGCTGATCGTGGGGAGACCGTGTTGACGGCCTATGATCTTGTCCGGCTCGCCTTCTGTGATGATGACGGTTTCACTGCGCTCCAACACATCCACGCCATACAGCTGACGACTGCCAGTGCCTACCGCCCAGCTCTTCATCTTGTCTTTGCCTTGCTTGGCGTTCGGATTGTACCGGCGCACGTTCAGCAAGGTTCCGTCGGAGTCGCGGATGGGGATGGTGTAGCGCTCGCCGTCCCAGCCAATCTGGAACTCCTCGATGGTTTCCCTTGTGTAGCCACGCTTCTCGCGTAGCAGGCTCAGGCGCGTGCGGTCGCCGAGCAACACGTCTACGAACTTCTCGAGGCTTGTCTCACTGGGTAGTTTCGCCCCGTTCGTCTTCGGTGCAGCCTGCCGCTCCTTGGCAGGCGGTGTTTCCTTGGCCTTGAAGTCACCGGACTGCCGCATCATGTTCACCAGACTGCGGATGCTCATGCCGCCACACTGGCTGAAACATGTGAACACACCGTCGGAGAAGTTGTAGCTGGCGCTATCCGATTTGGACGTCTCCGGGTCTTCACATATGGGGCAGTAGCCACGCTGTTCGTCGTCAGCGTTCACGCGACCTGTCAACCACGGCTTCAGTAGGTCACGCGTTGCTTGTGGCGTCGCTTTCCCCATGTTGCTGCTCACCCTCCTTCAGCACCCGAAAGGCGAGCTCAATGTCGCCTTCCCTTTCACCGCAAGGCTCGTGCTTGTGCCCGAGCTCCAAACCTATCCGAATTGCCACCCGGTGAAGCTCCTCGTGCTGATCCATGCGGTTGCTCAGCATGCCTTCGCCAGTTGCCCCCGCGTGATGCCGGAAAAGGTGGCGGCTCAACGCTTTTCGCGCCTCGGCATATTCCGGGGGCTGTTTGCGCCCTGGCATCAGCGCTTCGCGGTCAGCGCCTGCGCCAGGCGCTTCGGGTCCGTTGCTGCGGCACCACGGGGGAGGGAGGTAACCACCATGGTCTCCACGTCCTCTTCGCTCAACCCCAAATACGCCAACACTCCCGCGTCCCAGATGGCCTGGTGCACGTCCTTCTTGTTGCACAGCAATCGCCGCGCCACCTGCGTGAGCAACAACTGCATCTCTTCGCTGATCCGCACCACCACGCGAGGGCCTGCCGTTACTTGGGTAGCCTCTGCCATTACTAACTCCTCCCTATGAGTTAATATGAGAATGAGATGAGATTGAGTTCTCTCTAATAAGAGAATCCTTAACATCTCGCATATTCGATTTTGCGTACTGGGTTTGGGCTGCCTGCGCCGCCGGTTTGCCCACTGTGCCACAACGCCCCGATCATTGCCAAGGTTGACGAGTTCACTATGTACGGTCAGTTCACTCGTTCGCCCATCTCCTCCTCCTCGGCCCGCGCTCGCTGGCCGCCAGATTATTTTGCGGTACCCCAGTGCCTCACGCGCGTAGGCGCACACACGTACGCGTGAGGCACTGGCCATGCAAAAAATAAAAACGCGCTAGGGGTAGTTCGGTTTGGGCGGGAGGGAGACCCATCAACTGCCGCGTAGGTACCCCGCATCGGGACCAAGATCGTCTTAGCCGAAAGATCATTTTGGTGCGTAAGATCGTCTTCGGCTGGTTGCCCCCGTGCGCCGATGACCAGACCCACCCCTGGCGTTGCCGCAGCAGACGGGGTTCAGGGCCGTGGCGAAGCAACCAGGCAGGCGCACGGGGCATGCGAAAGCCCCCGCCGAGACGGGGGCTGACGCTATTCGGTTGTCCGGCAGGCTACCGGTCAGAAGGGCGGGTCTTCAGAGCTGCCGCGCCTGCGCTTGGTGGTGCCCGTCTTGGCAGCGGTCTTGCTGGCGGTACGACGCTTCGGTGGCGGGGGCGGCTCTTCCTCGTCCTCGTCTTCGTCGTCCGGCTCCTCGTCCAGGGTGTCGAGAACCGCCTCGATGATGTCTTCGGACTTCATGCCGCGTGTGATCTTGACCCCGAAGTCGTCGCGTGCCCGCTTCTTCAGCGCTACCAGCGAAAGGTCTTCGAGCTCGGCCGCCAGGGTGTCCGGGTCGATGTCCTCGTCGTCCCCTTCTTCGTCCTCGTCCTCGTCCTCGTCACCCTCCTCGTCTTCGTCCTCCGGCTCGGGCTCCGCTGCCTTGCGCCGGGATCGGGTGGTGCTGCGGCGACCACGGGCGGGCGGGGCCTCTTCGGCGTCGTCCTCGTCACCCTCCGCCTCGTCGGCTTCCGTCTCGTCGTCGAAAACGTCTTCCTCGTCCTCGTCGTCGTCACGGGAAACCTTGGTACCGCGCCGTTCCGCCGTCGTCTCGCGGAGCGGTAGGAACGCCTGCATGCGACCGCGCCAGGTGCCCTCACCCTCCTCGTCGATCACGCGCTCCACGCCGACGCGCACCGTGCAGGCTTTCGCCTTCTTGACGATGCCGTCGTACGGCAGGTTCACCTTGCCGTTGGGCTTGATCACGCCCGTGGCGACGAGCATCTGCTGCTCGCGGAAGGCCGTGTTTTGCGTGGTGTACTGGCTGTCCATCCAGCCGCTGACGTCCTCGCCGTCGGAGTTCACGCTGCCCTTGGCCAGACGGAACAGCCACCGCACCGAGCTGGGCTCGTCCTCGTCCTTCTTGGTGTGGTCGTTGATGCGAACCAGTTCCGCCGTGTAGAGGCCCTTCGTGGGCTCGGGGCCGTCGTAGCCCTCTTCCGGTGTGCGGTACTCCTCCTCCGCGTAGTCGCGGTTCAGGCGTCCGCCGCTTTCCTGGCTGGCACCCCTGCGGGTGCTGCTGCCTGCCGCTCGCCTGCGCGTGCGTTCTGCCACTTGCGTCTCCTTCACTTACCGGCGCGAGTGCGCCGGGGATTCTGTTGCCCTGCCAGGGCTCTGTCGGCTGCCGCGACCATGTTGACCATCGACGGGTTGTCTGCGTATGCAGGCCAACCATATCGGTTCTTGGCCAGATAGCCTTTCCGCTTCGTCATGTAGAGCCTGCGGAATTCTTCTACCTCGTTGTCGTCGTCGTTTCCTTCGGTCTGCTGGAGCACGTCGTAATACCCGACGAGGCTAACCATGCCACACAGCTTGCGTGCCAGAATGCCATTCTTGGCACTGCCGACCATCGGAACGAGCTGGTTGTATTCCTCCTCGGTATCGTCGTCGTACATCTCGAGTGGCATCACCTGCGCGGTGTACAACACGTTGATGGGCAACGCATTCCACTCGTCGATGGCAGACTTTACTTGATTCCAAACCCACGGATAGTCGTCTAGCGCAGGCTTGTACAGATGCCGGGTACCTGGCTTCTCCATCTTCATACGGCGAAGCTGGCTGCGCCAGAAGCACTCCTCCATCTCGCTGACCGAGTCAATGGTGGCCCAGTCATAATCCTGGCAACCCGTTCCGATATCAAAGTAGTCGTACAGCTCGAGGTATTCCTCGCGGGTACGCACCACGTACTCGTCCGCCGTTGAACCGGCGACTTTGGCGGATTCGGTTCCCTCGATTTCGAATGTGATGAACAGGTTGCGCGGTAGCTCGCTGGCCATGGTGGTCTTGCCGACGCCCGTGTCGCCGTATATCAGCCAGTTCTTGTGCGTGACCCGCTCGCTGAGCTTGGTGATGGCCTTCGGTCGGGTCCCGCGCTTAGGCGCGGTGCTGCGGACAGTGGTGCGCGTCTTGCGCGCCCTTGGCGGCATCAGTTACCGCCGAACAATCTCGATGCCATTACGCTCCATGTCCTCTCGGTGGTCGCGATACGGATCGCGCTTCTTGAACATCTCGTCGCGATAAAACTCCCAATCTTCACCCTGCTCCTCAAGCGTGCACAGGTCAAATATCTGACACCGCTCGCATTCATGGGTCGGGACCTTGTAGATTGGAACTTCCCCGTCCCGCATCATTTGCATGACCACGGCTTGCTTCTGCACGCGCTTGGCCTGCGCGACGATCTGTTGCTGGGTGCGCGGGCTCTTGTACCGCTCGAAACGCTTGGCGGGCTGCCGGTCGCTCACCTCGCCGAGCACGGCCACCTTCTGTTCGGTCGCCACCGCGACCAGTTGTTCCACCTTCATCTTGTTCAGGTCATGGCCCTGATAGCCAGCGTGCCGCAGTGCGGCAAGGTAATGCGCCTTCGTAGGCTTGTTGAGGGCCTCGCCCGCTGCGTTGCGGGGGCGGGTGTCTGGCGGTGACTTCTTGGCGTAGTTGAACCAGATGCCGTGGATACGATCGCGGGGCTTGAGCACTCCCTTGTGCACCAACACTTCCTTGGCAACCCATGGGTAGTTGCCCGCCTGGTTGTCCAGCTCCAGGTAACCCCATCCCGGGATTGTCTTGGCGGTCTTGTGGTCCCACAACCACAAGCGCTTGTCACGCAGGTCCAGCATCAACGCGTCCCACGTGCCCGCCAGCACCACGATGACCTCG